CCAGCACCCCCAAGCTCTTGTGGCATTTCCGCAGGTGCCCCCATTGACCAACACATCTGGTTTACGCCAGGGTGGAAGATGTTCCGGATTAACCGGATCACCCTCCGAGCCCTTGGCGCTCCTTTAGCAAAGGTCAATGCACCCTGTTCCGCGACCCCAAGGGAAGCCCAACGGCTGATCCCACGGGACCAACCGGACTCTCTCTCCATAGCCCCTTCTGGGCGCGCAAGACCCCGTAACGGGATTGTCGCGACCAGGAGACCTGGGTAAAGAGCAGACCGGTGGCCCCGACGGGGACCTTGGACTAACCTCCAAGCGCGGGACGGGGTGGCCAAGACTGGCAAAGTTGTCTTCACGAGGACCCCCCGCACTCCAGCCCGACGTCTTTGGGTTGGAACGAGGAGCCACCGTGAAGGCCGCAATGTATCAGCCTTGACTGGACCCCTATGGAAAGACAGACACCTCTCAGCAAAGACCCCATTCCACAAGGAACGTACCCGCTTCTGTGGATTTGGCTTTCCGCCAATCCGCAGCATCCGGTCTGCGTACCCTGCTAGGGTCACAGGGGTTGCAATCCCCAGTAAGTCGTCTCCGACGACCACTACTGGGGGTGCTTCCTCCAGACCCCAATGAGGATCTTCTGCTGCCGCAAGCTCCCACAAGGCCAGATTGGCCATGCAGAGGATTGGCCACGCCAGAGGGGACCCCATAAGGGCCCCCCTTGTCGTGATCCTCCGCACGCCATTAGGCCAGGTGAGCTCTCGCGGCCCGAGAAGGCGTCTGCCGGCTAGCCGGAGTATCCCATCTGAAGGTTCCTGACCTCCGTCACAGAACCCCTCCCAGAGGGCCAATATGGCCCACTGAGAAAGGGTATCTGTGGCAGCGGTCAGGTCCTCAGACAGGACTTCGGCACCACCTGCCACACCACGGCAGAACGGACGTGTTATAGACGCTTCCGAAATCGGGTTCATTTTCGTCCCTGTGATCCTTGGATCACAGGCGGCGGCTGCGTCGGCCCAACCCCGAAGAAGGAGACCCGCTTGGATCTCAATCTCCGGATGGACCGACACAACACGAGCCTTCCAACCCGGTTCCGAAAGCGCCTCAACACGAGCAGGCAGTGGTGAAGTATCCGCC